ATGTTTCATCAATCTCCAGAGTTACGCCATTTACCCATTGCGGACCAGTACGTCCGTTGACGTACCTTCATGTTTTGTATGTCGTTGAGCGTAAAGCCCTTGTAAACCGTGGCGATCAGATCGTATTCCCAGTATATATGAGTTAGATTAACCGAATAAAAGGGATGCCCAATCAAGCACGATATTTAAGTCTGCATTACACGTAGCGCATTGGGCATCCACCTCCCCTATCTCGGGGCCAGGTTGGCTATCCAATAAAGCGCTAACAAGATTGTTTCGGTCCTTCATTCCAAGACCCTTAGCCCATTCTTGAGGCTTAGTCATGGCTGGTTTTTCCACGCACCGTGACAACATAAGGGTATTTTGTTCAGCCAAAGACTTTGCTTTCTTAGCAACGACTTGGCTATCCATACCATTAGGGAGTCTCATGGTAATGACAGAACCATCTCCAATAGTTACTTCCACTGGTTGGTGTGGGTCATGTGAAACTTCACGATTGGCAAAGTCATCCATTGGGATAATGACGTCGTTAGAGGCTCCACAAGCACCACAAATTACTTGGTACTCACGGTTGTTGCCGTACGTGGCTTCTACGATTTTTAGAAATAGGAGGTCCCTGTCACCGATAATAAGGTTATCTATGATCGCTGGGTTACTCTCAATATTAAAAGAGCCAATATTAACTACAGCCCTTTTCAAAAGAAATGACATGTACTCTGCGTACACAACATCCCTGCTGTTCAGAGTAGCCAATGCCTCTTCATCAAAACCGTTTAATTCACGTACGTACGCTGTGGTTTCCCATGAGTTTGTTTCAGAGTTAAAGACACCCCTAAGTAACTCAAGATGAGTCTTAGGGGTTTCTCTAATCTCTGGAATAGCATCACCGATTGCAGCACTTAGCGCATCAGCCTGTTGTTTTTGGTCCATCTACTTGTGCTCCTTAAATTGTTATTTTTGTAATTAGATAGTTGACAAGTTTTGCGTACCACTCCAGTCAACATAAAAACCTTCATGGTGTACGGTCATTGATTGAATCAATATACCATTATCACCAGCGTTAAGGTCGGTCAAAGCGTATGCTCCAGGCCATGCGTTGAAAAGTTTAAATTGAAACTTAACGTTTCCAGGAACAACCTGCGAAGCGTTTGCTGTGTCTCCACCATCATATTGGTACTTTAGAGTACCAACATCTGTTGTTGATGAAGTATGTGGGTGGTCATAAACCTTAACAAGGATGTCACAACGATAGTCAATATCGCCAGTTGATAGCCCTGCTTCTCCACCGACACCATTACCAAGCCATGCATGGATGAATTTCTGCCAGTTCCACATCTGGTCTTGACCAGAAAATGCGCCACGTGCAAAAGACACAGGAGCGAAGTCTGACTGCCCAACCATCTTATGTGGGTGGGTGTTCATCCCGCCTTCACGGTAAGTGATGATGTCGTTGGTTACTGAAATACCACTAACTTGGGCAAATCCCAGTTCGTCAATACCAACAAGGGTCTTGCTCAGATCACCGTTGCTGTTCTTAGGAATAATCTGTACACGAAACTTAAAGTTCCGCAACGGATCAGTTCGCATTGTTTTTGCTGCCATATTAAATAACTCCTTAGGTTAAAGGTTTCCAGTAGCGCCGTTGCCAGCCCACTGTGTAAGGTTGATTACAACGAATTCGGCTGGGTACTGCAATGCGACCCCGACCTCAATGTTCACGTATCCATCTTCAATACTTGCTTGTGTGTTGTTTGACGTATCGCAAATTACGTAGAAAGCATCACTAGATGTTGCTCCCTTAAGGTTTCCCTTAGCCCAGAAGTCAGTCAAAGTACTGGCTAATGAAACATTGATACGATCCCAAAGGCGCTCGTCGTTTGCTTCAAACAACGCAAATTGTGTTTGATCGTTAAGAACCGTGCGCAAGTACCCAAGGGTGCGACGGATAGTGATGTACTTATCAGGACGGTTCTTAGCAAGGGTTCGTGCACCATTGATAACAGTTCCTCCACCTGCAATTGTCTTAATGCAGTTTACGTGGTTTGTGCTGTACAAGGTTCCTTGGTCTGCATCACTGACGGTTGCTACCAAGCCGAATACGTTTTGAAGATCCAAGAAGTAACCAGCAGGTGCCTTAGCAACACCACGAAGGTTTTCCGAACGTACGTACGCTCCAGCAATTGCACCACCTGGGAAGGTGTCACGGATAGCCGTTGGACCACTCTTTGCTGGGTCATACATCTTCAATGCTGGGAAGTACACAGCACCAAAGCCACCATTGCTGGTGCTATAACTAGCAAGTGCCGTTTGCATATCAGCCTTAGTTGCGGCATTCAAAGGGCAGTCAATGATGACAAAGGCGTCTGCACGAGCGGCAGCGTATCCCAATGCTTGGTTAACACGAGTGGTGGCTGTTTGACCAACAAGGTTGATCAACAAAGGACCGCTTACGCTATCCAAATTGGTAACACCTGTTGCCCACTCAACGTCATCGCTTACAGCATTTGGGGTAACTGCATCAGAACCACCAGTTAGTGTGAAGGAAGTCTCATAGTCGCCAACGCTAATTCCCGAAACAGTAATTGTTGCGTTACTTGCGATTGTTGCAGGAATTCCTTGTACTTTTACATACGAAGAATAAAGATCAAGAACTTGTTTGAAGTAGCGGCTTGACGACGCATCAAATGAAAGTTCCTGCCAGCGCTCTACTTCTACTGTTGAACCAGAACGTGTTTGGTTAATAGTAAGCGAGAACAAAGTGCTTGCCCTAACTTTTGGTGCTGTTGTCACGTCTGCCAAAGTGTTTGGATCAAACGTAAGGCTTACTGAGAGGTTGTCTCCCCATGCACCTTTTGAAGCGGCTTCCAAACTAAACATTGTTGAGGCGGCTGATGCACCAGTCAAAGTTCCTTGGAAGGTGTATGCAGATGCTACTGCGGTAGTATCAATCACTCGTGATACATAAGCATCACGACCACCATTAGCAAAGTAGTGGTAGATAGCGTAACCAAGGTCATAGCCTTGTGCTAGTTCTCCAAACTTAGCCTTATAATCATTCCAAGACGTGATAAGCGTCGGAGCGGTAGGACCACGTTCTGCGATTCCTACAAACGCAGCCGCAGTTGTTGCGGTGCGTGGGCTGATGTTGCTGGTGAAAGGTGTCTCACGTACGTAGACTCCAGGGCGTTCGTATGCCATTTTTACTCCTAAATCAAGGGTGACAGGGTTTCAATAATTAATTTGTCTGTTCAAGTGTAGTTGATACAGAGGTAACTTTCTTAAGGCCGACTAGTGCGGACGTCGGAAGTTCCGAAGTCATTTGTAGTGTGTATACTTTGCGGAAAATACGCTTACGGTAGCCAGCCTCTGGGTCTAGAAGGTCAGCCGTACCCCAGTCCAAAAGGTCCAATCTGCGGGACGTTCCGTCCGCCCCAATTAGGATTGAACTATACCTAAACGGTATAACCGTAGTAAGCATCTGTGCGGCGAGTTGTCGGTCATGTATAGCACTTCTTGTAAATGTAGAAACCTGGTATAAAATGTCTATTGGGGTAAACTCAGTAGTTCTGAACTTGTCCACTCCAGCCACGGGTGCAGGGGCACTAGACGATACGGTGCTAGGCCAGTAATCTAAGTTATTAGGGTGCCCAGCATGCCCCGAATATAGAAAAGAGTCTGAGTGTTGCCTATTTTTAGCATGTGTAATATCAATCAACTCAATAGTGATAAATGGGTATAAACGCTCAGTTTCTCCTTCTGGATAGCGGAAAAACACTTGAACTGGGCGCTCTGCGTCTCGGTCGTCTGTAACAGTTAGACCAGAAAACTTGAGTTTGATAGCCTCATCCTCAGCAAATAGGAACCCTGTCTTCATACTTTAAGCCGTTTCTCAATAGACTTTTCTATTGATTTCTGCATCTTAGAAGTATCACGGACAAGGTTTTTACGCAAAAGAGCACGGGGGTCAGACAGAGGGCTACCGTACTCAGCGTCAACAACCTCTTGTCCTGACGCCGTAGCAACAAACTTAGTACCGTCAGCGTCATACTTAACAGACACGGTGGCGGAAACTCCAGCATCAGTATAGATGCGCTGTAGGCGGTCCTCTTCTTCTTGGGCGGCGGCAACTAGTGCGGCATTAACCATACTTGGAAACATAAGAGATTTGTTCAACATATCGCTGATGCCCCAAGGCTCTCCAGATATGAACGTGCTAGAACTTGAGGATATAGGCATATCAAAGCCATTCATGGCTTCTCCTTAAAGTTCTAGGCGTTGGTCCTCTTAGCGCTCGCTAAGATTACTTTAAGTTTATCAAATACTAGGGAGTGCTGTAGGCCATGGAAGGTCTTGGACACCCATTGCTGTTGGACCTGGATCAAATGGCATTTCTTGGTTGATGTAAACCTCAATACCTTCAACAACTACCAAGACGTCATCACGTAAACGACCACGCACACGGTAGGTAGCAAGGCTGAAATAACGACCGTCATATAAGAACATGTCGTTTAAGTGCCGCTGGTACT